TGAAGCGCGCCGCTTGATCCTGGAGTAACCGCCACTTGGTTCTGGAGCAAACCAGGACCATCACCGACAGGGACTATTCAGAGGCGCGCCCGGCCAGCCGGTCTCAATGTCGATGGACCGCAGGCCCGCCACATCGACAGCGTCCTCAATCCGCGCCATCAGCTCTGCCTCATGGGCATAGCAGGCGCGAACATAGGCCTCGACGGTCTTTGCCGCCGCGATCACCGCGGATGCGTCGAGGTCGATGAACCCACCTCGAAGTTTCCAGCGCACGGCGTAGGCTTCGCCGTCTCGCAGGGCCATGTCGGCCCGCACCGCCGCGCCCACCAGCGACCCCCGGCTTTCCCGATCCGTCTCGATCATCTGCCCACCAACCGAGGTGCCCGCGGTTTCGGCTTGCCAGCGGCGTTCGGCCAGCTTGGCGAGAAGGTCCTGGCGTATGTCCTGGGTGGGCCGATGGCCGAGTCGCCACGTCACGCTCGGCCCGCTGGCCCCTTCCTCGGTGCTGGTGCCGATATCGATGGCAATGTCGAACAGTGGGTCAAATCCGGCGGGCAGCACGTCGCTCACCTCGCGATAGCCCAGCTCGGCTTCCAGCCCGCTGGCCCCGCGGGCCTCAAGTTGCTCGGCCGACCACCGCTTTCCGTCTTTGTCGATGTAGAGCATGTGGGGACCCCTCCTCAAAGGCTGGAGATTGTATTGGCGCCGAGACCTGTTGCGGCACTGACCGTCCGAGCACCCAGCGACGCGGCATTGGCCGCTGCGAAAGTCGCCGCCGGTGACGACAGGCCGGCCAGCACGAAGGTGGTGGACGCCATTGAAAGTTCCGCCGCCGCCGACCAGGACGCCCCCGAGTGGTTCGGAAGAGCCCCTGTCGCATTGCCCAGGGACAAATTGGTCTCGAATATGCCGGACACGCCGTTGACGGCGACACCGGCGTATAGGTTGCCGTTTACATACGCCAACCCGGAGAAGCCCGTGCCCCCAGTCGAATGCGTCAGCTTCCGCTGAACGGCGACTGATGTGGCTGTGGCATTGAGCTGGGCCATGAAGGCATGCCAGATGCTGCCGTTATACATCTGGCCGTGGAGGTAGAGGCTGCCATTGGCGACCGTCATCTGCCGGACCGACATGCGTGAATAGCTGCCGCCTGCCGTCAACTTGTAGCACGAGACCAGCGCCATCGTGCTCGGGACCACGACGAAGATGTAGACGTATCCCGACTGCCCTCCGTCGTCTAAGGCAAACGCCAAATTGCCATTGGGCAACGTTGTAAAGGCACTCGATTGGCAGAAGCCGGCAATGTCGCCCAGATCGACCGCGCTCATCGACCCGAAATTCTGATCCATCCGGACCAGAGTGCCGAACCAACTGCCGCCCTGCCGGTCGAAAAGACCCCACAGATACGCGCCGTCCCAATACAGCCAGTAGCAGTTTCGGGCGGTGGTGGTGTTGGTCGCGGCCGACGCAAGGCATGTCCCGCTGGTGTTATAGCGTCGCAGCATATTGGCGACGGCGACGTAGACCTCAGAAGAGCTGGGCGCGGCAGCAAGGACCTTCCCGCTTGAATAGGTGTTCATGCCGGAAATGTCGTACCCCGTGGCCGATGAAAGGTCCGACGCGACAAAATTGAGCGTAAGGGTTCCGCCCCCGGTGTAGTCGTTGTTGGCGGTCAGGAAGGCCGTCCCTGCGCCGGTCACCCGAATGGCGTCAGTCCGTGAGGCCCCGGTCATACCCGAGATGGAGCGGTAGTCGATTATGTTCGGCGTTGTGCCGGCAACCGATCCGCGCGCAACGTTCATTGGACTGACACCGCCACCAAACACCAACACTTCGGTCCCGGAAATCGCGAACCCGCTATAGCTGCCTGACACCGTGTCAAAAAATGTGGTCGCAAACGCGGAAGCCGTGGCGAACGACACCGCGTTCGACCACCCCGACACTTCCGAACCGTCGCTGCCACGATAGCGGAACCTGACGTAATAAACGGTCGAAGTTTGCAGCGTCGCTGCCGGGATTTGAACCGAAGTCTTGTTCACCGCATCGGCCAGACTTTGCCACGCAGTGGTGGCGAAGGTATTCGATGTCGAAAGTTGCCAATCGGTGTTCAGATGGGTGACCTGAGCGTCGGAACACGAATAGGCCGACGCCGTAATCACCGGCTGGTCCAAGACGCCCGTAGCCCCATTGGCCGGCGAGGTGATGGACGGCGTGGCGATGGTGCTGTTGATGGTCGTGAATGAAACTGTGGCCGACCAATCGCTCCATACCCCATCGGCGTTTTTGTGGCGGGCGCGGGCGTGGAACAGCGTATTTTTCGCCAATTCCGTTGTGCAAGTCCAGGACACCAGGGCGCCAAGCGTCGTGTCGACAACTGTACTGCCGAAGTCCGAGACGGTTGAAACCTGGATCTGTGTTGCCACGTGCGTAACGGTGTAAAGCGAGCCGTAGGCACTGGTGGTGATCGTCGGCCAGCGGCTGACACCGGTAGCGCCCGCCGCCGGAGCGGTAATGGCCGGACCGCGGACAGCAGGCAAAGCGCTGCCGCCGGCCATCCGGAACTCGCCGCCGACCAATGTCGCCGCAACCGCATCTCCTCCCGCCCAGGCGTTGGGCGACAGGGCGGCACCAGCGGCGGTCCTGACCGCCCTGACCCCAACCCCCGAGACATCGACCGTCGCGGGACCGGTGTTGGGCAAAGGGGGGACAAAGTGGATGGTGACGACACCCGAATATGAAGTAATGGGGGGCGATGGGGTCAGGATCAGGGCGTTGGCCGCGCCGCCAGCCGTGCCGCACATCAGATTGGCCATCCTGGCCGTCGCCGCCGCGGCGGCGGCGGCGGTGAGAGCGCTCCCCTGGGCCGCCAGCCCATCGGCGAGCGCCTGCACGTCGGCATCGACCATGTCGAGCCCCTGCGCGATTCTCGCCGCGTCGGTGGCCGCTACGTTGGCGGGGTCCGGCCGGGGATAGCCCCGGTGTGCGGTGGTCGGGGAGCCGGCCATTACAGGGCCACCACTTGAAGTGCCCGCACCCGCGGCCGGGAGACGATGCCTCCGGTCAGCGTCAGCCGGACGGCCGTCGCGTCGACGACGAAGGGCGACAGGCCACAGGTGACTTCCTGCCAGCCCTCGCCGATCGGCCCGCCACCGGTCACGGGCACCAACACCCAGCCGCCTTGCGCGTTTTTCGCCTCGACCTTGACCGAGGCCGTGCCGGCCAACAGGACCTCGCAGGCGACAATCAGCCGCGTCGCCCCCAGGCAGTCGATCTGGCGGGTGATATAGGTGGCGTTCTCCTTGACCACCCCCAGCACCGCCTGCACGCCGGGGTACAGCACCGGCGAGCGCAGATCGGTCCCCGTCAGCACCGCCTTGACCGCCACCGGCCCGGACAGCCGCGCCTGCAACGTCACCACCTGCCCGTTGACCACCTTCAACTGGTTGCCCGCCTGATCGGTGAACACCATGGTGATGTCGGTGTCGGCCGCCGGCCGCTCGACACGGGCCAGGGCGATCATATCGCTGACCTGGGTGGCGGTGATGTTGCCAAGAGCCACTTCGCGGGTCGTTGCCGTAAACCGCGCGCCCAGCAGGCGGAAACTCAAATCACGGTCCTGGTGGGCCGTCCAGGTGCTGGCGTTGGAGCTGCTCAGCAGAACCCCCACCGCGTAAGGCTGCCTCGTGATCCAGGTCTGAGCGATGGCGTCGTATTTGCCCAACTCCGCCACACTCACGGCATGGCCCGGGTCATCGGTCAGTATGACCAGGGCGTATTCCACGCCTTCGTCACACCACAGCGGGCCCCAGACAATGCGGGTCGGCTGGCCGTCGGTGCGGATCTGCGACGCCGCGATCTCGCTGTCGGCCAGGATCACCCGCGATGGAAATCCGACGCTGGTCTCGCGGATCTGCACACGCACCGGCTTGGCGCCGACCGCGGTGAACCACAGATCGACGCCCCCGATGTGTCGCCCCTTGTCCAGCGCGAAGGTCTGGGCCAGCGGGTCGTAAAAATGCGTCTCAACCACGTCGACGACCCGTAACTGTCTGGTCTCGACGGTGCCGCTGCCGGTGAAGGTCGCGCTGCCATAGGAGCCGCCGGCCCCCAGCAGCTCAACCTTTTTGGTGCCCGTCGGGATACCGGCCGGGATGGTGAACTGCGTGCGCAACGCGCCGGCCTGATCGGCGGTGACGGCCTGGAAGGGAACGGAAACGCCGTCGAAGAGCAGGGTGGTCAGATGCTCTCCCGGCCCGAACCCCTTGACGGCCACCTGGATGGCGATCTGGCGCAAGGTCTCGGCCGGCCGGCGCGAGATGATGGCGGTGCTGGACTCCGTCCGGCGCAGCTCGTAGTGCAGGCCCGAGCCGTGGTAGCCGGGGTCGTTGACGCTGCGCTGGTCGAACTGGTAGTTGGCCGCCGCGCTGTCGGTCTGGGTCCACTGGTCGGCCGCCGGCGTCAGGGTGACCAGTGCCGGTAGTGGGTCGAACGCCTCGTAGGGATTGACCGGCATGCTGGTGGTGCGCAGCGGCTGGCTCAGGACGGCTTCCAGCACATAGGTCAGGACAAAGCGCTGATCCTTGCCGGTTGGCGCATCGGCCACCGTCGCCGTGATGGGCAGCGTCAACTCGCCCGCGACGATCGCCGCATCCTGCGCGACACCGGCGTCCCGCTGCTGCTCGTCCGCGAAGGCGTCGACGAAAACCCCGCGCTTGGCCGCCGGATCGCGGGCGCCGGCCCTGGTTTGAAGGCGGTCGTTGGCCACCAGCATGTGCAGCATCACGATGTCGGTGCGCATCTTTTCGATGTCGCTGAACGGCACGGATCGCAGCCCGTCGTTGACCACCGCCGGCGGATCCGTCGACCACCGCTGGGTTATTGTGGCCAACAACAGCACGCCGGCCGGGACCGGCGGCTTGGCCGGCGCCCAGGCGTTGGCCACGCCGCGGACCCGGCTGACCAGTCCTTCGCGGCTCAACACCAGGCGGTCGATGCGCGGCAGCTTCCAGCGGTAAGTCACCAGCACCTGAGTGCCCTGCACCGGTCCGGCGACTGTGAAGCCGGCCCCGTCCACCGCCGTCGGGGTCAGGCTGGCCAGGCGATCGTAGGTAACCGTGTAGCTGGACCCCACCGCCGGCTCGGAACCTTGAGGGGTCCAGTCCACCTGATCGGCCGTCAACAGATAGTCTGTGCCGGCGGTGAACGTGGTTCCCCCCTGCTTGACCAGGACAATCTGCACCACGCTGCCGTTCGCCAGGGCGTCCCTGCATCCGGAATACACCCCGTGAACGACGGTCTCCACGACGCGCACCGTCGCCCGCACCGTGTCCACCGCCGCCACCGGCCCGTGGTTAAGGTCGATGCGCTGGCTGCCGCCCGTCGCCGCGTTGAAGGCGTGCGGCTCGACATCGACGCTCTGAAGGTCGGGGTCGTCGGGAACGCGCACTCGCAACGCCGCCTGGCGCATCACCTCATAGCCGTCGATGTGCGCCACCCCTTCGGCCACCGACCAGGCCTGCTCGCTCCCATCCTTTCCCTGATAGCTGACGGTCAACCCGGCGGAAACATAACACCCGCCGTTGCTTTCCCGGTCGTAGCGGGCAAGCGCGGCGGAGACGCCATCCATGGCCGGCGGCGGGGCGTTGCTCAGCAGGACGCCATGGTCGCAGCGGTACGCCACGTAGAACGCGCCGTCCTGACCGTCCTGGTCCCACCCCCAGCGGGCCAGCAACCTGCGGCGGAAGGCACCGGGCTGCTGGTAGTTGTCGCTCTCGCGGATCGGGTCCAGCAACCCGGGGTCTTCCAGCGCGGTGATCACCGTCTCGACCAGCCGGATCCCCACGCCGACCAGCCGGTCGAGCGGGATGACCAGAGTGGCGGCATCCACCGGCCAGACATGGCCGGCGGCATAGACATCACTGACCTCCAGCGTCACCTGTCCGGTCTGGCTGTCGACATAGGGTCCGGCGCCGCGCACCACCGCGCCGTCCTTGAACAGGGCTTCCGCCAGACGGCGGGTACGATGCCGTTGAATGCTCTGGAGTTCGTTCAGCTCGGGGCCTTGCAGCACCACGCCTTCCATGAACATCACATCCTGGTAGCCAAGCCGGGGATCGAACCGATCAACATAGGTCGAGGGAAGGGTCATGGCTCAGATCTCCTGCACAAATTCGAATACCTGACGCACGGAGCCCGATCTGTTGATGGTGACGATGTGCTCGATCGACAGCAGCGTGCCGGGGTCCACCAGGTCGGCGGGCGCGAAGTAGCGCTGGCCGGGCGGCAGATCTGGCCTGGTCGTGGTGCCCCCAAAAACCGCCACCTCACGGATCTTGCTGGCGGCCGCGTCGGCGAAATCGAAGGCGGCACGGACGTAGACGAAGTTGGTCGGGGTCTGCACCCGGCGAAAGCGGCCTTGAGGGATGACGATCTCACCGGCCGGGTCGGGCAATACGAAGCCTTTGTCGTCGACGATGCGCCGGCCGACTTCGGCCAGCAGGCCGGTTGAGGTGATGTCTTCGGGAACCAGGGCGGTATCCCAGGCCGGGCTGCCGGTGCCCCAGCCGAAATGCAAGGGCTGCTGCACCAGGCCGATGGCCATCAGCAGGCGGCCGGATCGGGTCAGGACGGCCATCAGGCTGTCTCCTCTTTCACGCCGATGCCGCCTGCGGCATCGGTCCAGGTGTGGGTGGTCCAGGGCAGCGCCGACCACAGGGGCCGGCAGGCACCGCCCAGGTGGCCGGTCAACGCGCCGGCCACGACCGCGCCGGGCCCACCGGCCGGGGCGGCCGACAGGCCGGCGGTCAGGGTGGCGGCGAAGCTCGCGGTGGCCACGCCGTCATAGCTGGCCAGCGAGGCGACTTCCGCAGTCGTGCCCAGCCGGCCGATGGGCGCGATGTCGGCCCACGGCACCGCTGGCCAAGGCGATTCCGGCCAGACGGCCAGCAACGGCCCGCCGTGGTGCGCGGCGAAGTCCGCCCGCGCGCCCGGCAGGTTGCGCCGCGCGGCACACGGCCGGCCCAGCACCGGCCAGCCGCGGTCGCGGCGGGCGGAACCGGAATGAATGGCGGTGGCCGCCAGGCCGGGGACCGCCAGCGGCCCGGCGCCGACCGTGACGGCCACCACCGGCTGAAAGCGCTCGTAAACCGGCGCCCGCACCAGCCCATAGCGGTAGCCGCCCAGCCGCGCCACACCCAGCCGTGGCGGTCCGCCAACCTGGGTGACGGTGCTGGCGCCAAGGCAGGCGTTGACATCGCCCAGGCGGCTGGCCCCCAGCAGCACCGCCGCCTTGGGAATTGACTGGCTGGGACGGACGATGCGGCCGATGTCGAAGGACAGCCCCGGGCTGAACACCGTGTGCAACTCGCTGGTGCTGACACCCGACCGCCCCCACAGCCGGTTGCCAAGCCGCCACGCGCCCACCCGCAGGCAGTCGACGTAAAGCCCCTTGCCGCCCCATCCGTCGCTGCGGGCCGTCGCGATGTCCTGGAGCGGCCGGCCGACAACCGTCGCCCCATGGTGCAATCCGAAGGACTGGCGCACCCCGTCCAGCTCCACCCCGCTGTCCGAGCCCACAATCGCCCGCCCCAGCGGGTGCCGGCCCGACAGCACCAACGCCCGCAGATCATAGCCGTTGTAGATGCGCCGCAACCGCGCCCGGGCCGGCCCCCAGGCCTGGGCCGCCGCCAGCACCCGGGCGACCTCATCCCGCCCGAGCACCCGGCCGCTGTCCATCTGGTAGCGCGCCCAACGGCCCTCCCGGCCGTCCTCTTCGATCTCCACACTCAGCCGCAACGCGCTGGCGATGGCGTGCTTGACGGCCCATGGCGTGCCTTTGAAACGGTGCAGCTCCCAGGCGTCGCGCACCAGCTCGCGCCGGGCCTGTTCGTCGACGGCCAGATCCCAGCCTTCCACGCCCATGACGTGGAACTGCCACGCCAGATGCGGCAGCAAAGACGCGTCCACACCCGGCAGCCGGTAGACCAGCAGGCGGGGCAGCGCGTCGCGCAACACGCCGAACTGCTGGTCCATCGCGGCGGCGAAGGCCCTGAAACGCCCGTCGTCGATGCCCGGCGGCAGCGGCAGGCGGGTGCGGCTGAAATCCGGATTAACCATCGGCGCCATCCGCCGCTATGGCGATATCCACCGCCTGACCGTCGGCCCACTGGTGGCCGGCCAGCACCTGGAACGCCGGCTCGTCGATCTCCACACGGTAAACCCCGGGCACCGACAGGGCCGCCACAATCTGGCTGGGCACCAGATCGCGCCCCAACCCGGCCCGCCGCTCGGCCAGCCAGGCGCCGGCCGCCACGTCCAGGGCGGCCCGTACGGTCGGCCGGTCCGTCCCCCGCCTCAGCACGACACGGGCACGCAACGCGAAAGTCACCCGCGTCGGCGCCAACACCTCCACCCGGTCGGTGATGGGCCGCACCTTCTCGCCGGACAGGGTCGCGCTCACCAGATCGAGGAGCCGCCCGTCGGGCATCCCGCCGCCGGCCAGCTCCGGAGCGGTCAGGACCACCACCCGCACCAGCCCGGGCTCCGGCGACCACACGGCCACGTCGCGGATCGACGGATGGGCTGACAGCGCGTGCCAGCGGTAGGCCCCCACCGGCCCGGCCGAGCTGAACCGCTCCGGTGCCGCCTGGATGCGGGCGCGCAGCCGCTCGTCGTCCTCGCGCTCCGCCCCGCCACCCGTGGCCGAGGTGTTGGTCACCCCCGCCACCCCGGCCGGCGGCGAGCCGTCCAGCCGCGTCAGCGCCCCCGGCTGAAAGCCGTTGGCGCCGGCCCCGGCCGTGGTGGCCGTGAAGGTCGCCGTCGCCCGGTCCCGGCCGGCCAGGACCACCAGGGGCTGGTCTTGGGCGAACAGCCACGCGCCATCGGGTGTGCGCAGTCCCATGCCGGTCAAGGTGCGGTCGTGGGGGGCCGCTTCGGCCATCCTCACCTCGACATCGACCTGGGCCGGCCGGGCGCCGGCCCGCACCACCCCCGGCATCTGGCCCAGGTAGTCGAGCATGGGGTAGCGGGCGTAAGCCAGCAGGCTTTGCCGGCCCACCTCGTTCATCGCCATGCGCAACAACGTCACCTGATAGGCCATCCAGTCGATGAACAGCCGCTCGGGCTGGGCCGGCAGCAGCGCCTTGCCCGCCACCGCCTCATAGGTGGCGATCATGGCGGCGGCGATCTCCCGGGGGTCCTCGGCGATGAAGACCGGGTCCGGCAACGCGGCGTCGGTGGCGGTCACGGCTTGACCTCCGTCCGCCGCACCGTGCCGTCGCCCTTCAGTCTCCATTCGATGGCGATGGTCCAGTGGCTTTCGTCGGCCGTCGCCGGTTCGGGCGTGACGCGCACCACCTCGATCCTTGGCTCCCACAACCGGATCGCGTCGGTCGCCTCGCGGACGATGAAGGGAACGGCGCGCCGGCCCGGGCGGTCCAGGTGCTTCCACAGGTCGCAGCCGAACTGCGGCCGGTGGGGATCGGCCCCCTTGGGCGTGGTCAGGATGATGCCGATGCACTGGTCGATATCGGCGATGCCCTCGGCGAGGGCGCCGGGGGTGTTGAGTTTCAGTGACCAGTCTGTGGCGGTTGGCTGCATAGGCGCATCCTGCGCGCGCGTGAAAGCCGGCGGTCAGTCCGACGCCCGTCGGACCCTCACCGGCCGGCCCCTTAATGGCTGTGGTGGTTGGTGTTGCCGCCCCCGTCGATGACGCTGCCGCCCGCGTTGACATCGCCGGACACCGACAGGCTGCCACCCACTTGCCCGGCCCCGGAGGCGGACAGCGCCCCTTTGATGGTGACATCCCCGGTGATGAGGACGCCGCCGCCGGCTTCAACGATCACCTTGCCGGGCGTCTTCACGGTCAGCACGCTGGCCGCGCGGTCGTACAGGATCTCCGCCCCGTCCGCCCATACGATGTGCGTCTTGTCGATGGACTGGGATGGCGGCGGGTCGGCGGTGCTGAAGGTGGCGCCGATCACCACGCCCCCCTCGCCGCGTTCGTCCAGCAGACAGGCGACCTGGGTGCCGGTGTCCGGCAGCTCGTAGAACCGGTTGGCGCCACTGCCCGACGAGGTGACCTGCAACCAGCCCGACGCCATGCCGTCGTCGCCGGGGAACTCCACGCGGACCCGGGCGCCCGCCGCGTCCACCTCTTTCACCACCCCGTGTTTAAGGCCCATTCAAGCCCCCTTTTTTCCGCTCTGTGCTGTGCCCTTGGCGCCCTTGGCGTCGCCGCCATCCTTGAACTCGATGCTGGTCGAATAGCCGCCGCTACGGTCGATGGCGTGCGTCGCCTTTTCCACCAGATAGCGCCCGTCGAAGGCGCCGAAGCCGTCCAGCCCGATCGTCACGCCGGCGGCCAGTCGCGGCTCGCCCACCAGCGAAAGGCTGCCTTCCCGCTTGGAGCGGTTGGCGTGCTCCAGGGCCGCCCGCGCCCGGGCCTTGGCGTGGCCAGGACTTTCCGCCCGCTCGTTCAGGCGCAACACGTCCTCACCATCGACGCCCTCGTCTTCCGCCTCGCCGGCGATCAGCGTCTTGGTGTGCGGATCGTGGTGGGTCACCCTGGCCTTGCGGTAATGCCCGGCCGAGGTCAGCTTCAGGGTGCCGCCGCCTTGCCGGGCCATGGTGCGGGTGATGGTCAGCCCGGTGGCCTGGGCCTTCAGGTCTTCGACCTTGGCCATCACCAGATCGTTGCCGCGCACGGTGCAGACATAGCCGTGCTCCTGGGCGACGCGCTTCAGGAAAGCCAGATCGCGTTCGCGGTTCTGGGTCAGGCGGGCGACGGGCGTGGCCTCCACCTCGCCCCTGACCGTCAGCCCGTGGCGCCCGGCCACATCATCCACCACCGCCTTCAGCGTGGTCTGGTCGTAACCGGCGCTGCGCCGGGTCCGCAGGGCCGGCTTGACGCCGGCCGCCACCCCCTTGATGGCCAGCGTGTCCGGGCCGATGGAATACTCCAGCTCGTCGACCTGGAAGGGCGCGGTGGGCTGGAGCGGGCCGCCCTCATAGCCGAACCACGCCTTCAGACCGTCACCCTTCGCCGGCATCCAGTCGTTCAACCAGCGCCCGTCGCTGTTCTCCACCGTCAAGGACAGGTCTTCGGCCTCGCCGTGCAGGGCGTCGGTGTAGGAAATGGCGATGACAAACGGGGCGATGTCCCGTGTGATGTCCTTGCCGGCGATCTCGACGATCCACCGCGGCCGGGCGACCGTTACCGCTTCCATGGCGGCAGCCCTCCGACGGCGACGGGCGCGGCATCGACGATGGGGATCAGCAACAGGATGCCACCCGGCAGCACGGGCACGACCGGCACGCCGGGGTTGGCCCGGACGATCCGGCCATAGTCATGCGCGTCGCCATAATAGATCCAGGCCAGCCAGTCCCAACGCTCGCCGTCCCGGGTGCGGTGCTCCAGGAACCCGGCGCTCACGTGCCGCTCCGCGTAATGTAGCTGACCGAGACGTCATCGATATTGGTCCTGGTCTCCATCTGGACCGGCGATGCGGCCGGCCTGGTGGCGGCCTTGACGGCCGCCGGCTTGGGGCCGCTGCCGGACACCGCCGGCGGGCTGGGAAAGGTCTCGGGTTCGGCCGGCGTCACATGCTCCTTGAAGACGATCTTGACCTGAAGCGCCGTCGGCTCGCCGTTGGCATTGGTCACCTCGTGGGTGACGGTGATTTCGCAGATCACATAGTGGCCCTTGTAAAGGCCGTTTCCGAACACCAGCGGCCAGGCCTTGTGCTCGCGCATCATGTCGCGCAGCCGGTCCAGCTCTTCGGCCGGGGAGCACATCCAGCTGTTGAGCATGACATCCAGCTTCAGCTCTTCGGCCTCGTCGCCGATGTATTGCAACACCGGTTTGCCTTCGATCACCGCGTGCGCGGCCCAGACCACCCTTTCCGAACCTTCAAGCTTATCGGCGTACGTGGGCAAGAACAGCTCCGTGTCGCCAATCACCGCCCAGGCCGCGTCCCCGCCCATGGTCAGTACCCCGTCCGGCTCTGGCGGTGCTGTTCTTCACGCATCGCCCGCACGATGTCGGGGATCTGCGCCTTCACCGCCTCGGCGACCGCCCGGCCATCGGCAGCCCCGCCGCCGCCCTGCACGTTGACGGTCAGCGACACCGACACCGGCCCGCCAGCGGCGGGACCGGCGCCCCCGGCGGCATGCTGACCGGCGGCGGCCCGCAACAGCGCGGGCGAGGCCAGTCCGGGCGAGGCCATGGCCGGCGAAGCCATGCCCGCCGGGCTGGCCAGCGCCGGCGGCGACAGGCCCGGTGCCGCCATCTTCGGGGCGTTGGCCATGGCCGGCGCGGCCATCATCATGACGGCCGCCGGCAGGGCGAAGGCGGCGGCGGGCTTCTGAATGGCCTGACCGACCCGGGCGACCGCGTCGGCGGCTTCGCCCACCTTCCCCAGGATGCCCAGGCTCAGCCCGTCCATGATGTTGCCACCGAAGCCGGCGAACACCCGGGAGGGCGAGTGGATGCCCAGCAGCCCCTTGAACCCGCCGGCGATGGACGATCCCACGCCGGCCACGGTGTCCACCACCGCCCCGGCCGCCGACACGATGCCGTTCTTCAACCCGGCCATCAGTTGCCGCCCCAGATCCACGAACAGGGTCGGCAGGCCCGACAGGGCGGACAGCAGCCGGCCCGGCAGCGCGGCGACGGTGGCGACCACGCCCGCCAGCGCCTGCCCCCAGCGCTCGCCCAGGCGCTCGGCGGCATGGCCGACATCGTCCACCGGCGCGATCAGGCGCATGGCCCAATCCCAGAGCCGGGCGAACCACCCGGCCACCCGTTGCAAGACGCCGGAAAACGGCACGAACCGCCCGGCCAGACCGGCGATGCGGTCGATGGCCGGGGCCAGCGGCGCCAGCGTGCTGCGGAAGCCGCGCCACAGGCCGGTGAAAAAGCCGGCGATGGGCGCCCAGTATTTGTAAATCAGCACGGCGCCGGCGGCGATGGCCATGGCCCCCAGCACCACCGGGTTGGACAGCAGCGCCATCGTCATGCCGCGGACCGCGCCGATCACCACCCGGAACCCGCCGGCGATGGCGCTGAACGGCGCCGTCGCCAGTCGGACCAGCGCGGCGCGGGTCGGCAGGGCCGCCCAGGCCCAGGCCCCCATGGCCCGGACCCCGGCCCACAGCGAACGGGTCAGGCCGCGCACGCCGTCGGCGGCGGCCAGCATGCCGCCGCGCGCCCACGCCGCCATGCCGCGCGCCGCCGCCGCGATGCTCGCGCCCATCCACCGCCCCATGGCGGCGATGCCGCCACTCAAGGCCCGGGAAAGGCTTCGCAGGCCGTCCAGGGCGGCGGATGCGCCGGCGCGCGCCCATGCGGCCATGCCCCGGGCCGCCGACGCCACGCTGGCCCGCGCCCAGGCCGCGAAGGCCCGGATGCCAGCCATCGCGGCCCCCGGCAACTCCAGCAGCCGCAACCGGATGGCGCCAGCCGCCAGCCCCATGCGCATCTGCGCCAGCATCAAGGCCCGGCTCATGCCCTGGGCGGCTGTCGACAGCGCCGCGCCGGTGCCGCCCCCGGCCCAGGCCGCCATGCCCCGGGCCGAAGCGGCGCCGGCCGTCCAGGCCCAGCGGGTCATGGTCGCACCGCTTGCGGCCAGAGCCGCGCCAAGGGACCGCAAGGCCCCGAAAGCCGCCCCGGCCCCGGCGCGCGCCCAGGCCGCCATGCCACGGGCCGAAGCGGCGACGGCCGTCCAGGCCCAGCGGGTCATGGTCGCACCGCTTGCGGCCAGAGCCGCGCCAAGGGACCGCAAGGCCCCGAAAGCCGCCCCGGCCCCGGCCCGCGCCCAGGCCGCCATGCCCCGGGCCGAAGCGGCGACGGCGGTCCAGGCCCAGCGGGTCATGGCCCCCATGGTGTGGGCCAGGGCGCCGGCCAGCCCCCTCGCGGCCGATCCGCCGCCAAGCGCAAGGAGCTGAAGGCCGCGCCCGGCCAGCCGCGCCAGCCCCGTCGCCAGCCGGACGGAGCCTCCGGTGACGGCCACCATGCCACGGGCCAGCATCGACAGCGGCACGAGGGTCGCGGCGACGCCCCTCATCAGCGTGCCGGCCACCAGACCGGCGGCGCCAAGGCCGACGGCCAGCGCGGATGTGGCGGCGATGGCCAGACCCAGCGGCTTGATCAGCTCGCCATTGGCCTCGATCCAGGCGCCGGTGGCGGCTGCGACATCGGCCAGCCGGTCGACCACGTCCTTCATTTCACCCGCGAACACCCCGCCCAGGCTGGCCAGCATGTTCTCGATGTTGCCCGTCGCGGTCTCCCACTTCGACGACAAGGTGGCCAGCATCTCCTTGGCGCGCTGGCCCAGCGCCGCCTGCTTCTGGAACTTCTCGGCCGCCGCGTTGTAGCCGGCGACGCCGCCCTTGACCAACACGGCCAGGGCCGTCATGGCGTTCTCGCCGAACAGGTGTTTGAGCACCCGCAGCTTGTCCTGGTCGTTCAGGCCGCGCAGCTTTTCAAGCTGCACCGTCAGGTTCTCCAGCCCCATGAACTTGCCGTTTTTGAAGAACTCAAGCTCGACGCCGGCCCCCTTCAGGATCCCGGCGATCTCGGCGCCCACCTTGCCGGTCAGCTTGTGTTGAAGGTCGGGAATATGGGTCATGGTCTCGCGCAGCGTGGTGCCCAGCTTCTCGCCCGAGATGCCAGCCTGAGAGAGCATGCCCGACAGGATGTAGAAGCTCTTGGACCCTTCCAGCCCGCCGACGCCGAGCTGGGAAATCAGCGGGCCGATATACCCCAGAGTGTAGGCCATCGACCCCGGCTCGATGCCGAAGGCGAACTTGCCGCGCTGGACCACGTCGACGAACTTTTCGAAATCGTGCTCGGCCACCCCCAGGCTCTCCTGGAAGGTGACCATGTGCTGGGCCGCCTCCTTCGACGACAGCTCGGGCATCAGAGCCTTCATGTGCGCCGTGGCGCTGAAGATGGCTCCCGCCACCTTGTCGGCGCTGATGCCCCCCTCGCGAAGAGTTTGCGCCATGATGGCGAAATCGGCGGTGGTCCCCGGCAGCTCGTTGCCGAGCTGGACCGCCTGCTTCATGACGGCGTCGAAGAATGGCGAGGTTTTGCCACCCTCTTCCATGAAGGCCACCTTCAGCCGTGTCAGGGCCTGTTCCTGGTCGGCGAAGCTCTTGATGGCCGGCAGGGCCGCCAGCCCCATGGCGGCGCCGGCGGCCGTCGCCTTGGCGCCCATCTCCTGAAGGTGTCCGCCCATCTCCCGCAGGCGATGGGCGGCGGCCGCCGCGCGTTCGACATTGGCGATGGCGCCGGCGATCTTCGCCAGCGGGGCGCTCAATTGATCCACCGCCCGCAGAACGATCGAGAAGTTGAGGCTGCCGCTGGCCATGGTCTATTGCTTTTCCGCTTGCTTGATCTCTTCAGCCAAATCGTTCGCCCGCAAGGTCCAGAAGACGATGCGGCTGACCGGCCATTCCAGGATGTCGGACAGGCTGGTGCCGGCGAAGCGCGCCAGCGCCAGCATGTCGCGCGGGGTTACAAAGGGCCGGCGTCACCGCCGATCATGCCGACGATCATCGTCGCGTCGGCCAGCGGCAGTTCGCGCAAATCCTCGTAGACCATCGGCTTGCCGTCGATCTTGCCGACCAGGGCGAACAGGGCCAGCATCAGCGTCACGGGGTTGGTGGCCCGCTTGCCGGCGATGTCGTAGGCCTTCTCCAGGTCGCGGCCCCTCGGGGGGCGGGTCAGGGTGGCGCGCCGGCCATCGGACAGAGTTTCGCCGTCGGCCCTGGCCTCTTTGGCCCCGGCCTCTCCGGTCTCGCTGGCGTTGTCACGGAGGGCGGTGTCGTTCATTGGATCAAACTCCCAGTATGTTGCGGAATGTGGCGAGAAGGTCGCCGTCGGCGTCGGTCTTGAAGATGTTGGCCAGCACGTCGATCTCGATGATGTCCTTGCCGCCCAGCGTCATCTTGACGTAGTGGGCGTGAAATTCGCTCTCGACCTCGGCCGGTTCGTGCTGTTTGAACTTGCCGAGCGGCAGCTTCTTGAAGCCCGCCGTCATCATCACGACCAGGGCGGTTTCGTCGGTCCGACCCTGGCCGGTGTAGGTCTCCACCGATCCGCGCACCATCAGCTGGTGCATCTTGAACGGATTGGCGGCCGCGCCGAGGACGTCGGGGTAGAACGAGGTCCACTTGATCTTGCCTTCCAGCTTGTCGATGCCGCAGGGCAGATCGAACTTGCCCACCAGGCCCAGGGCCTTGTGCTCCTTCATCAGGGCCTTGACATCGGGCAGGTCGATCTCTTCGGTCTTCCCCAGCAGGCTGGCGCCGTTGAGATAGACATTGGCGTTGGCGATACGGCCGATCTCGATGGCCATGGCGCGGGTTCCTCCTTGTTACGCCGCCGCCGCGTACAGGGCCTTCAGCCCGTTGACGTCGTAGCGGGACTTGTAGGTCAGCCGTTCCAGCGGAGACGGCGGGGTGAGGTCGTCGCGCAGGGTCAGGTGGCCGGCCGACAGCTCTTCCACCGTGTTGTCGGCGACCAGGAAGAAGTAGCGGCCGGCGATCAGCGCCCCGTCGCCGATCAGCTTGCGCACCAGCCCGTTGACCGTGCCCAGGATGCTGTCGATGCGCGGCAGATCGAGAGGCTGATCCATGAACTGAAGGCTGGCGTATTCGACGCTTTCGTGGATCACGTCGAAGGTGCGGCGGATGGAGATGAAGTTGTCGGCCCAGGTGCTCGACGGGAACGCCGCCGACCGGTTGCCCCATATCCGGTAACCGGTGCCGAAGCTGTTGGCCACCGTGACGATCCCGGCCTCGTTGAGGATGTTGGCCTCACAGTTGGCGTCGTTGATCATAAAGCTGATCCGCCGCTCCAGCCCGGTGATGCCCTTGACCTCGTGGTTCGACGGGCTGACCCAGTAGCCTTCGGCCACGTCGGTTTCGGCCATGGTGCCGGCGATATAGCTGGACAGCGGCGCCAGCACCTCGCTGTCGGTGGCCGGGTCATAGCGCTTGACATGGGGGTAGCAGAGGATGGCGCGGGGCGAGCTGGTGGCGAAGGCGATGGCCCCGAACGGCCCCCGGCCGGCCAGCGCATCTTCCACCGTCACGCCGATCGGCGCGTCGATCAGCGCGTGCCCGCGCAGCCGGTCGGCGATGGCCACCAGCGCCGCTTCCACCGACGCCAGTTGCGACCAGCCCGGCGCGATCAGGTTCTTGGGGAAGAACCCCATCAGCTGGTAGGTGTCCAGCCACGCCTGCATGCCCGTGCGATGGCCGGCCGCATCGACGCCACCGATGATGTCGGCCGCCGTGACCTTGGTCAGGTCGGCGATCTCCATCGCGCCTTGCGCCGTCGCGCCGGCCGGGATGGCGCCGGCCGGCAGGCGGGTGACGATGCCGGCGGCGCGGTCCAGCGTGTAGTCCGTCCCCTCGACCCAGGTCGGCGGGCCATTCTGGTTCAAAGGATCGGCGGCGCCAGCGCCGGTCAGGGTCGGGGTCAGGGTCAGGGACAGCACGTCCGCATGCCCCAGGGCCAGCGTGCCGTCGGCGGCGAAGGCGGTGGCGGCCAGCGTGGCGGCCGATTTGTGGCGGGCCGGGTCGAAGACGTTGACCACGATGACCACACCGCGACCCTGGGCGCGGATGGCTTCCAGCGCCGACGGGATGGAGAAGCCCGGCCGCTCCGGACCGAAGCGCCTGACCGCGTCAAGGTCCGACAGGATCAGCGCCAGCTCGTTGACGGTGGCCTGACCGGCCTCCACCAGATGGATGGGGGCCGCGCCCACCAGGCCAATGACGGCCGACTTCACCATCTTGACCGGGCGCGGGCCGGTCTTGATCTCGATGGTCTCGACGCCGTGCAGGAAATTGGCGGCCATCAGACATCCCCTCCCTTCCACGCCGGCAGGCCGGCGGCCTCGGGCGCCAGCGGGGCTTGCGCCGGCGCCGGTTCATCCACGCCCACCAGATGACCCAGGGCGACCAGGGTGGCGACGTAGGAGCTGTCGGCCAGGTCGTAGACATGGCCCGGGTGGAAAACGATCTCCTCCGGGCCGCCGTCCGGGCGCCGCAGCGTGGCGCCCGTCGCCTCCCGCCCGGCGAAGCGATAGCGCTTCATGGGTTTTCCCCTTGCTTTGAGACATCGATATCCGCGTCGCCGGACGCGCCGCGAAGATGGAACCGGATGCGGTCGAGAAGCGGGCGTCGATCGTCCTCGTCCTGCTGCACGAGGACGGCGGCGCAGCGCAGGGCGATGGCGTAGTGCCAGACCCCGTCTTCCCGATCCCGCATCCCCTCGTGTGTCGGGTGGAGACGGCCCGAAGCCGCCGCCAGCCGCACCCCGGTCAGGCAGGCCCGTACCGCGTCCAGCAGGCCATAGGCCCCGCCGTGCGCCCGCAGGTCGCGCGCCAGGATGTGAACCTCCCAGCTCGGGAAACGGTCGGCCACCACCACATCCAGCGCCTTGGGCGGGCCGAACTCGCTGCCAGTGTAATGCACCAGCAGCGCGCCGGTCCGGTGGGTGAAGCGGTAGCTGGCGATGTCGTCGGGGCACCCCTGGACGGCCAGGCCGGGAAAGGCCGTTTCCAGGACCTGGACCAGCTCGGCCTCCATCGCCTCAATGGTGCCCGGGATGGTGCCCGGGATGACGCCCAAGATGACGCCGGGAGCGATGGTCGCGGGGGCGTTCATGCCATGTCCTCCCCGAAGTGCCGGCCGAGGATCCGCAGGCTGGCGCCCCGGTCGGCGGCGTTGAAGCCCAGGTAGGGCCGGGCCGCGATGGTGACCTTGCGGCCCCGCCCGGCCTTGCCTCCCAGTTGATGAATGCGGGCGTAGACGAGGTTGGAGCCGACCTCCACCGACTGGCCGTCGGCGCGGAAGGTGACCGACTTAAACAGCCGGCCGCTGTCCAGCAGGGCCTTGGCCCCGTCGACGCGGCGTTCGGCCCGCGCCGTCAGCTTGACGTACTCCACACCCTTGACCTTGCCGCGCTCCGCGATCTTGCGACCCCGGCCGGCCCGGCCCAGCAGGGTGGGGAAGCTCAGCGGAGCCCATGCCTTGCCGTCGGGATCCCGCTGGTCTTCGAAGCGGTGCTGGGTCCCGGTCAGCATCATGCCGCCGATCTCCGTGAAGGCCGGCCGCAGATTGCGGGCCTTCAGCACCAGGCCGTCCAGCCGGTGGCGCAGCTCGTCGTCGCGGACCTCAATGGAGATGCCGGCCATGTCAGTAGCCTTTCAGGGCGTCGCGGCCGAACGGCACCTCGCGCCCTTCGGCGAAGACGGCGCCACCGGTATCCCCGCCAGCCCCGCCGCCGCCAGCCCCGCCCCCGCCATCCGGCGAGCCGTCGCCAGGCAGGCCCAGGGAGATGGTTCCGTCCGCCACCCGCCTCAAAAAGGCGATGGCGTGCTCGTAGCGCCTGGAGATGTCCTCAATGTCGCGATCGCGCTGAAGGGTGGCGAGGTTGTAGACCGCAACGACACAGGTGAGGCGCACGATGACCTCCGGCACCGGCGACAGCGGCGTGGTGTGCCGCCGGGCCAGATAGCCGTTGACCTCGGCCGAAGCGTCGGCCAGCGCGACCGCCAGGGCCGTCTCGTCGGGGTCGCGCCCGTTGTCGGTGGTCAGCTCGGCCAGCCGGTGCCGGTCGTAGCGCTTCAGCAGGTCGTCAACCGTCGCGTAGGCCATGGCGCTCATGTCCCGGCGGGCTTCTTGGGCTCGGCCGCCGGGGCGGCCGTCGGGGTGGCGATCTCCATCGCCACCAGCTTCGGCTCGGTCATCAGGCGCGCGACCTCACCCTCGGTGAAGGTGCCCGGGGGGTGGTCGACGGGTGCCGGGGGGTGAAGCCGGCCGCAGCGGCGGAACCCGCCCTCCGGCCGGGCGGTGATGCGCAGTGTCCCATTGAAGGGCTTGGTGTCCTGGGGCTTGTCGGCCATGGGTCGGGCCTCCGATCAGTCGAGCCAGGGGGTGGTGAGCACCTTGGCCGAGTTGCAGTAGGGATTGTCCGCCCCGTTGGCCAACCGCTGGACGGTAAGGCACTCGAAGGCGGCTTTCTCCAGCACGTTGGGCACCACCAGCAGGTCGCCCGTGATGTTCAGCGGCAGGCCGTTGTCGCCCCGGAAGCCCTGGAGCGTCGTGCGGACCTTGGCGTAGGCGTCCAGGGTCAGCGGCTCGCGCGAGGCCACGGCCAGCTGCCACAGGCCGACACCGGCGGCCGAACGCCCATCCACGCCGTAGACGAAGACACCATCGTCGAACACCTTGGGGTCATCCAGGCGTGCCCGGCTGATCAGGTTGTAGGGGCGCCGCTTCTGATGGATGAAGGGCTTCATCACCTTGCTGGTGCACAACAACATCCACAGCGGCCGACCGGCGTCGTTGCCGGGGAAGTAGTTGGCCACCGAACGAAGGCCGCCGTTGGGATCGGCGACGGGGTGATCGGTGTCGAAGAAGTACTGACCGTCGTAGCACACCACCTCGTCGGCCCGCCGCGCCACCTCCCACACCAGCACATCCGGATGCATCCGGGCGTCCTGGCCCAGCTGCCCGAACACCGGCGTGTAGATGCCGAGCTTGTCGTCCTCGAAATGTTCGCGCTCGACCGAGACCGTGTTTTCGAAGGTCCGGTTCTTGATGGTGAAGCCATGCGTCTTGAGGTTCTGGTAGACGCGCGGACCGACCCATTCGCGGAACTGCGTGTTCTGCCCCAGCCACGGATAGACTTCTTCCGCCGTGGTGGAGGTGGTGCACGAGGCGATGCGCTCATAAGTCGGCTGGGTGTTGGCCTGCCACTGCTGGAAGACGGTGTTGTAGCCGCGAAAGGCGGCGGCGAGGTTTTCGGCGTTGATGAGCATGGGGCTGGCTTCCTTAAACGATTTCGACCCAGACGCCCCGGCCGTCCACGCCCATGACGCGGCCGGCGGCGGACCGGGTGCCGCCGCCATCGGTCAGGGCGACGGTCTGGTCATCGACGATGTGGACGGTGCGGCCGATGTGGACGGCCGTGACGGCATCCGCCGCGCCGGCGCTGGCGAAGCTGAACACGCCGCGCGAGACCTTCACGGGGATCGCGCCATCGGCGCCGTCGGTGTTGTCGGCGGTGGCGTCGGCCCGGCCGGCGGCCATCAGGCCCGTGCCGGTAAAGCCGGGCCTGGCCACGCCGGCCTGGAGCACGACCAGCGCACCGGCGAAGATTTTGGCGCCCGCCGCCACCGGCCAGGTCCAGTTGCCGCCGAAGCGGGCCTGGGTGTCGCGGGGTCCCGTCAGCGCGGCCATGTTCAGGCCCCTCCCACGGATGTCTTGGCGAAAGCGTCCGGCGCCAGCCCGAGCTGGGCGCACACCGCCAGATCGGCCGGGCTCAGCGTGGCGTGGGCGGTCGCGGGCGGCTTGTCGGCCGCGCTGGAGGCGCCCGGCGCGACGATGACCGGGGCCGCCTTGCGCCACAGCTCGAAGCCGGCGGGATCCTTGGCGGCGTAGGCCAGCGCCCAGTCTTTCATGGCCGGGCTGGCCTTCCCCTCGGCCATAGCGGCGACGACGGCCTGTTCGGCGGTGCCGGCGGCGATCCGGGTCTTGACCTGGGCCAGTTCGGTGGTGACGGCGGTGAACTGGGCCATCGGCACGAAGTGAGCCGGATCGGGCTCGCTGGCGCCGGTGGCCAGGCCGCTATTACTCAAACCTTGGGCGTGGGCGGCGATCTGGTCGGCGGTGGCGGTTCCGTCCAGCTTCAGGCTGGCGGCGATCTTCGCCAGATCGGCCTTGTGGGTGGCGGCCACCGCCGTCATGCCCTGGGCATGGGCGATCACGGTGTCGGCCGTCGCGGCTTCGGCCATGCCGAAGATGGCGATCAGCCGTTTCAGGAACTCGTCCATAGACCCTCCGTTGGGCGCCGCTGCCGCGACGGCCGTCAGTTCGAGATTGGGGTTGTTGACCAGGCCGGCATGCTCCAGCCGCAGCACCGCGCCGGTCTTGGCGTCAAAGCGGAACACCGGCGACAGGAAGCGCCACTCCCTGGCGCAGACGGCCAGGGCGCCCCGTTCGGTCCACTCCACCCGCCCCCAGATGCCGTCGGCCCGGGCGTCCATGCCGACGATCCAGCCGGAGGCCGGGGCCGTTGTGCCCATCTCGTGCTTCTTGAGGAGCTGGTGGTCATAGTCGATAGGAAGCGGCCGGCCTTCGGCCGCGAAAGCGGCGACCACCGCCGCCGGGTCGGCCAGGGTGTAGGGGCCGCGTCCGTCGCGACCGCGAAACGTGCCGGCGGGAATGAGATGGACCCATTCCGGCGGAGTGTCGGGCAGCGCGGTCGAGTGGGAGGCGAGGAGCGTCGTCATGGCGCCATCTGGCACCGTTGACGCGCGCGCCATCAGCCCGACGGAGGTCGGGCCGGGCGGAGCGGGGATGAGCGTGAACGGGCGGGAGCATAGAGCATCCGGCCCCCGTGGTCACCTCGATCGCGCGGCCCGGTGCCGGGATGCCCCTGGCGGCTCCCAGGTCGCTTTAATTTTGTCTTTAAAAAATTCGCCGGGGGCTGGGTGGCCCAGCGGCCCGGGCCGCCTCTCCGCGCATTGAAACGCGACGGCGGAAAGCCCATAGTGAAGGGGTGGCCGCGTGACAACCGGGTAAATCGCACGTCCGGTTGGGCGGGGGCGCAAGCCCCGGCTCTTACGAGGAAAGTGGCGTACCTCCTCGCGGCCATTCAAACCTTTCCCTCGACGACTTCGTACCGGGCGACGGCCAGATCGGCCGGCTGGACGAGGCCGGCCGTGCGCACCGTGTTGGTGATCGCCGTCACCCGCTCCCCGCCCATGCGCGCCTTGTCCTTGAAATCCACCCGCACCACCACCTTGCCGGTTCCGCCGTCGGTTGGGTTGAAGACATAGAGCAACGCCGGGTCCTGGCGGTCGTAGAGCACGGCGGCCGGATGGGCGACGATCGACGGCAGGCGCCGCACGTCCTCCGCGCCGATCGGCGCCGACTTGGCGGACCGCAGCAGGTGCAGGATATCCCGGTCGGCGATGGTGACCACGCCCGAGGCCGGCACCCGGCCCGCCCGGGCCAGATGGTCCAGCACCGGCCGGCTGAGCACGCCGATGGGGTAGCGGTCGCCCACCGCACGCCCGGCCATCGCCCCGTCCACCCAGCGTTCGAAATCGCGCACCAGGGCCGGCAGCACCGCCCTGGCGCTTTCGGCCTGGGCCGATGCCGCCAGTTCGGGCGGCGCGTCGATCAGGCCGGCGTTGAACACCCGGGCCATGTGCTCGTTGAAGGGCGTTTGACCGACGGGATAGCCAAAGGCCGGATCAACCCCGAAGGGCACCTCCGACACCTGGCCGGTCCGGGGGTTTTGGTACAGGGTGGTGGCGGGCTGGCCGTCGGGCGGGTCCGGCCAGTCATCCGCCACCGCGTGGCCGTAACGGTCCAGGTCATCCTGGCCGAGCTGCTGGAGCGAGCACCGGCACCGCCAGCCGCAGGGCGGCGTGTGGGAGGCCCAGGCCGGATGACCCATCGGCAGCACCGTGCCGTGCCAGCGCCGGTGCTCGTCCCGGGTGCGGCCGTCCATGATGGCGACGTAGCGCAGAAACGGGCGGTGTTCGCGGTTGGCCTCGAACTTCGCCCAATGCCCGGCGGCATAGGCCGTGCGCATGTTGACATCGAAGATGGTGCGCAGCCGGCGCGGCGTTCCCAGCTCGACCTTGCGGGTTTCGCCGGTCTTGGGGTCCGTCGCCAGTTGCCAGCCCGTCCAGTTGTGGGCCTTGAGCTGGGGCAGGATGGCTTTCTTCCAGTCCTGAAAGGACATCCCTTCGGCCAGGGCCTTTTCCAGCGAGCCGTGGATGTCTTTCAGCAACTGGACCTGCATGGCCTTGGCGACGGTGAAGGCCGTGGCGTGCTGCTCCTGCCAGACATCCTTGTAGGAATAGCCCGTCAGCAGGTTGAAGCCCTTGGCCCGGAAAAAGGCCAGGGCTTCGTCAAAGGGCAGGCCGCCGGGGGTGGTCATCGGGTCTTATCGCCGCCACCGCCGCCGCTACCACCGCCATCGCCGCCACTCAGGCCGGCGCCGGCCGTTCCGGCCACATGGGCGAAGAAGCCGGCGCGGGTCAGGGCGCCTTGAAGCCGCGCGCTGTCCATGGCCCCGATCAGCCCGACCAGACGTTCCTTCAACTCGTCGGGCGTGGCGGCCTTCTCGACCGCGTCGGAAATGGGATCCATCAGCGGTGCGACCAGGGGTTCCCACCTGTCACCGCCCAGCAAGGCGCCCAGGAAAGCATCCACGGCGTCATGGTCGCCGTCCGTGCGGGCGGCGTGGGCAGCCTCATCCTCTTCAAGATCCTCTTCGGGCGCATCGTCGGCGTCCGGCTCGCCTTCATCGCCGCCCGGTCCGGCCGGGCCGGGCTTACCGGGGCCGGTCTTCGGGGCCGTCGCTGCGGCGGCCAGCAGATCCTCGCCGTCCTCCGGATCCGGGATGCCCAGTTTCGAGCGCACGAAACCCTGTCCGACCTTGCCCCCCAGCCGCACCACGCGGTCAACGGCCAGGGTGAACGTATCGGGGTTGACCACCTCGGACTGGCCAAGGCGAATGCGCGGGTAGCGCTCCTGCGGCCCCATGTTCAGGTCGATCGCGGGGCGCACCAGGTCGCGGTTCAATGTGCCCGCGATCTGTCTGGCGTCGGACATCTGGATGTCCGTCCGCACGTCGTTGTGTTCCCGGCCCACGGCATGACCACCGGCGATGGCGTCGGTGGTGGCCGTCTGCCCCAGCACCGCCTTCGAGACCTGCTGGTCCAGGAAGCTGGCCAGCTGCTGAAATGCCTCGCCACCGCCGCCCTTGCCTTCGATCCCCCGGATGAACTCCACATCCATGGTCCGGGGGATGATGGCGGCGGCGTCGGCGCTGATATTGCGGACGGCCTTCAGCAGCACCGCCTTGTCGGCCGGGGTGGCATTGGCGTCGTACTTGCCCAGCCGGAACGGTTGGCCGTACACCGCGACGAACGACACCCAGTCCTTCAGGTCCCAGTTCTTGAACAGGTAGGTCCATGCCGCCGCCCGCGCCAGGCCGGCGCGGATCGGCAGGCCAGATTTGGTTTTGGGCTTGTGGGTGATGAACTTGAAGGGCGGCAGCGCCACGGTCCCGGGCTGCAACGATCCGTCATCGGCCGGAGCGGCGCCCGTCTCGCCCGGGCCGCCGCGAAGCCGCAAGGTCCGACCGTCCCGCTGGTCGAACACGAACCACCGGGGATCGCGCCATTCCAGTCGCGCCGGGGCCCACAGTTTGCCGGCCACGTCCCAGATGATCTCCACCACCGAATAGCCTTTGCCCAGGCCGTCCAGCAGATCCACCAGCTCGTCCTGCAGCTCGTCGCGCTGAAGGATGTCGTTGATCAGGCCAGCGGCGCGCTGTTCATCCTTGGACGGCCCGGCCGGCTCCACCGTGACCTCCAGCTGCGCCACCGCCAGCTTGCGGGTTTGCAGCACCGAACGGTAATGAAGGTCCTTCTCCTCCATATCTTCGGCCAATTCCAGGAAGCGGGCGGTGTCGCCCCGTTCGGCGTCCAGAAGGATCTCGGCCAGCGTCCAGGGGGTCAGGCCGACCGACGGGTGTTCGGACCAGATGGGCCGCAGGCCGGCGATGGTCGGCGTGGCGATCTCTTCGGTCAGATCCTCGCGCCGGGGGGGTGCCACCTTCATGGGGCGTCCCAGGTGGTCGACAAGCTTGGGGGGCATCAGAAGGCTCCCTGTTTGAACCGGCCGCGGTCGCGTTCTTCCTCGGCCAGGAGGGCGTCGGGGGTGTCGGGGAGGCGGCCGGGTTCGGCGCGCTGGCGCGGCACGCCTTCGTAGTCGTAGGAAACCGGCTCCTGGCTGGCGGCGAAGTCGGCCAGCACGGCGGCAACGCCGGCGTCGCCGTGCCGGCCGCCGCCGTCGGCGCCCTTGGTGCGGGCCGGTGGGATCAGCGGCACGCCACGGATCACCTCAAAGGCGGTGACATCGGTCAGCACGTCGCGGTCAAGCGGCAGGTCGAAGTCTTCCGAACCCAGGTGGGCCTTGAATGGCGGCACATGCGCGGCATACCAGGGCTGGGACAACTGGATCTTGTGGATGCAGGCCCCGTAGCGCTGCCACGTCACCTCGGCCAGATAGGAGCCGGAGCCGCCGGCGTCCATGGCGCCGCCCCACAGCCGGGGCAGCCGGTCGACGACGAACCACAGGATCTGGCGTTGCTGGGTGTGGGGGGTGTTGCGCAGCTCGGCCACCAGGCGGGTGCGGCGCCGTGTCAGCGCATCGATCTGCAAGGCCCAGATCACCGTCAGGTCGCAGACCCGGCCGAAGTCGACGCCGAAGGTGCTGGGCATGGTGGGCAGCCCGCACAGCACCGGCAGCAGGGCGTCCCGGCACCAGGCTTCCGCCGCCGCGTCGCGAACATGGTCGGGCTGAAGGGCGAAGCCGTCGTCACAACTCCAGCGGCACACCGGAATGCCGGGCGCCGCCCGGGCCTGGGCCAGGGCCAGCGGAATGTACTTGCCGCCACTGCGGCGCGGGATGCACAGCAGCTCCTCGTCGGCGCCGTCGCCATAGATGGCGAAGATCTCCGCCCGCCACGCGGTTTCCGCCTCCGGTGACCAGGGCCGGCCGGTGACCAGACAGACGCGGCGGTACAGGCCGTCGGCCAGCGCGTCGTCGATGGTGATCTTCAGCAGCGTGCCCGGCCGGGTGCCCTGGCGGATCTCTTCGCACAGCCCGTTAAAGGCGTTTTCAACGCCATTATGCGAGCTGATCACCAGCACCTTGCCGCCCCAGATCAACAGGGCCAGCGCCGCTTTCAGCAGCTCCGGCAAGTCATCGACGAAGGCGGCCTCGTCGATGATGACGCAGCCCTGGCGACCGCGAAGACTGCGGGGCCGGGATGACAGGGCGACGATCTCAAAGCCCGAGGCGAAAGAGATGCGGAAGGCCAGGATCTCCCGATCGTCGCCGTCGGGGAACAGGACTTCGTCGACGGCGGCGGCGGCCATGTTGAAGGCTTTGGCCCAGGCGCCGGCGGTGTCGATGAACTCCCTGGCCATATCCAGGGAAAAGCCGATGTAGAGCGCGTCCATGCCACCGGCGGCCTTTTCGGCCGCCGCCGTCAGCACGGCGTCGGCCGCCACGCCCCAGGTGGCGCCGATGCGCCGGCTTTTCTCCACCACGGTCAGGGCGTTGGTGGCGGTGGCGGCCAGGATCCGCTGCTGGTAGGGCAACAGGACGGCGGGAAGCCGGTCGGAACCGGTGGCGCCAGCGGCCGCGACGGCGCCCAGCACCCGGGCTTCGCGGGCCGCCCGGGCCGCCCGGGGCGACAACGGGCTCACACCTGGCCGGCTCACAGCTTGAGCCCCAGGATCTGCGCCTTGATGTTCTGCACGGTCTCGGCCGTCAGCCCGGCCTTGCGGGCTGTCTTCTCGACCACGGCGGCTGCCTTGGTCAACGCTTCCTTCTGGATCTGGAGCGTGCGCTCGGTGTCCAGCTTATTGGCGGCCGCCAGCCGGTGCAGCGTCTGGCCAAGGAACATCAGCTCCTCGGGGTCGAGGCTGGCGACCTGACCGTCTTCGTTGACCAGCAGCTTCAGCGTGATGGAATGCATCAGCTCGATGTTGAGCCGGGCGGCGCGGCTTTCCGGCTCGTCGCCCAGCTCGCGCACCAGGGCCTGGGCCACCTCGCGCGACCGGCGCAGCTCGGACCCGACCGCGTCCAGTTGTTTGGTGTAGCGGCCCAGGGCGGAGCGCGAGACATCGACCTGAAGTTCCCGCAGCTTGTCCAGGATCTCGTCCAGGGTGCGACCCTGGTCGCGCAGGCCGGCGATCAGCTCGCGAACCTCGGGGGGCAGACGCCTGACGGTGGAAGGATGGCCGCCTTTCGCGCGGGCGGCACCACGGTCTTTCGCGCGGGCTGCGCCACGGTCTTTCGCGCGGGCGGCACCGGGTGGGGATGCCATGGGCGTTACCCGCGTCCGGGCCGCTGAACGCCGGGGATGCTGGCGAAGCCGGCGGCCACCTCGGCGCCCCGGTCCGACAGGCTGGCGACGATCAGGGCATCCAGCGCCTGGACCCGGACCAGTCCCTGGTCGGCCAGCCAGGAGAGTTCCGTGCGAACCTGATCGCGCGACGCGCTGAAGCCCAGCGAACGCAGGCACGTCGCCAGGACGCTGTCGTTGGCGCACGAGCCCTGGGTTTCGTTCAGCAGGCGCAACAGGGCCAGCCTCAAACTCTCCCGCCACGCTTTCGCGATATGATCGCTCAGGTCGGCCACATCACCCTCGCACGCTCAAGGCCGACAGCGCGGCGCTGGAAAGAACCTGGCCGTGGGTCCGGGTGGTGTCTTCGACACGGTTCAGCAGCTCGCGAACCCCGCTCAGATCGGCTCGCGTCACCTTCAGCTCGCCGGCCAGCTCGGCCATCATCACGCGCAGGGCCGCGACATCGGCGGCGCCGGGCAACTGGCCCATGCGCAACTCCAGCGCGGCCACGCGCGCGTTGAGCTGCGCCCGCGCCTCCACCTCCTGGGACAAGGCTTCCGCCTGGGCCTTGGTGGCCGTGTGGATGTCTTCGATAGTGGCCAGCCCGGACCGCAGCGTGCCGCGCAACGCCGGGGCCACCACCAGCGTCAGCAGGATGCTGATGAGGGGCA